TTAAAAAAGCTACTAAATCTTTTCGGGCCGCTTTAGGACTATCATTATGTTTTGCTAACATCCATTTTGCAAACCCCGGAACTATGTCTTGATAACCCAATGCTGACGTTTCTATATTTAGATCAGCAGCTTCTTCTCGATTTTTAGGTTTTTTAGATATACCATATTTATCTTCTAAAACAATATGCGACATTAATTCTACAGGACATTCTTCTACAAAGTATTTATAATGATCCAATAGTTTATTTGAATGTTCGACAACCCCTTCATCATTGGAATAAAGTGATGTTGTTACATCAGAAGAATATCTTATATTATCCATTCCTTCATTCATAGCACGTAATATATTTACCCTATCTCGTCCTGTTTCTCCATGACTTCCACTATGCAATAGTTCGTGAGATACTGTTTGCATTGCATCCATAAAGTTTTGTTTATCATTACCAAATAAATCTATCACATGAAATGGATTAAGAGCAAGAACATTCTCCTTCTCTAAATAATATCCACCTAAATGTTTACGCTCTATTTTACTTTTCAGCACTTGTTCCAAATATGCTTCATGATAATCAAGACCTCTACGTACCCGATCCCAATATGCCATCTCATCTCTAGTCATTGGTTCACCTGTTCTAGGATCATTCATATTACCTTCAGCAAGAGTTGCTAACGATTTTCGTGCGTCTTTAGTTTTAGAAGGGTCTACATATTTACGCTCACCCTGTAGACTCTCTACAAGTAAATGCGGTGTAAATTCTTTTAATATATCAGTTCCACTTACATACATTTCTGTCATTTCTTTGTAATCCTTCTCAGGATCAGGAACAGGTACGCTATGCATTGTCATCATAAAATCTTGATGCACATCGTCTTGAACATGTTTTATAAATGTTTGTGCAAAATCGGCCCCTGCTTGTAAAGTAACATCAGGATTAATATGTACTGGTAAACCTTCAATTTGAGGATTGTCTGCAAAACTTTTAAATAAACTATTCATAGCCTCTGCCATTGGCTTTCTCTGTTCTCTATAAAAATCTCGTCTCTCTCCTAATAATGCTTCTTTAGCCTTTTCAAATGTCTGATATTCTTTATCATTCATGGCAGCTTCAGCTAGTTTATTTACATATTCTTCGTCATCCTTACTTAATCCATGTTCAGCTTTTAGACGTTCCATATGCTTATCGAACATATTCTCAATTGCTTTATCATGATTCTCAAACTTTGTTATTTCGGATTGCATACTATCCCGAATGCGATCAAAATTTGCAGTATGGCGATTAAATTCAGGGGGTTTTGATGCTGTATCACCTTGCCCCTCTAAATAATATAATCCTCCTCTTGGCCCTTGAATAATCCGAACTCCTTTCGGAGCCTGACTAACATCTCTTATAGGAATTCGATCTGGGGGAAGTGGCCCCATTGTTTCAGTATCCCATTGAATTACTCCTGCTGAAGCATCTACATCTTGTTCGTCATCCTCATCAATTAATTCATAATCTTCTTGTGGTTCATCTGGTTCATCAGGCTCTGGTGAAGGATCAATTTCCTCCTCCTCCTCATCTTCAGACTGTTTTAAAATATATGCTAAACCTCTTTGTCGATTAATATCAATAAACTTAGATAACCAGAAGTCAGGCATCTCAAATAAATCAACTTGTTTTTGAACGTTCTTCTCTACAAATTCTGTAGGTTGAGTGTTATCAATAGGAGTCTTATGTTTCTTTTTCCAATCAATACGTTTAGGGCCAAGTAGACCACTATGTGTTGGAGGATATGAAGGATGATTAATACTCCTACCTTGGTCATACTTCAGGAATTTTTGAACAGCACTTTCTTCATGCTCTTCTTTTTTATTCCCTGTCTTTTTATTGTTGGTTCTTTGATCCCAATAAGCACCACGTTTTAATGAGTCACCTTGGGCATTTAACCCTGAACCATAACCTGAAGCCATATCTTTTTTTAGTTTTCTGTTTTTACTGCGTGGAATAGTAGGTTTGGTTCCTTCTTGCTGACCACCTCGTCCCCAACCACCCATACCTTTTCGATAGCGGAAACCTTGTTGACGTTCTTCTTCAGCAGCATCTTCGTGTTTATTACTGTCTGTAGAACCACGAGGATTAGTTAACCATCCTTTTTTTGTATAGCCTGAAGCATAAGCAGCTTGAGCAACTTCTTCGGCTTTCTTCTTAGAATTGAATGGGCCTTGTCCACCCCAATACCATTTACCATCCTTTTTTCGGACTGGCATATTAAATATCCTCGGTAATATCTAGTACTGCTGGTGTATTGTCAATAGGAGTCTTAGGACGTTCTGGTCTAGTAGTATTGAAAGTAGCTTTTTCAATGGCTAAAACACCGTTCATTCCTAGATCAGCTACGTAATCTACACCATTTTGTAGAAACCATAATTTAGTACCGTCAGCACTTACCTCTTTAACAACTGGACTAGAAAATCCTTTTTGCATTAAGTCTCCCATCCATGTTTTATTCATAGCCCCGCCAACTTCTTTATATCCAAATTGACGATTCTCTGCTTTCTTGGCTCGTGCCTCTGCATATTCATCAATATCACGTTCTTCATTAGGAGCTTTATCATGCCAGTCAGGAGTTCGTCCTGCGGTACGACCTTCAAACTTCCCATCAGCTTTAAGCATTGCCTGAATAGGAGTTGCTCCCTCATCACCCGGAGGAGCAGGAAGACCTTCCTCACCGCCTCCCATTTGCTGTTNCTGCATTTGCTGTTGAGCTTGAGCCATTTGATATTGCTGTTCCTGTTGAGCCAATTGCATAGCTTGTTGTTCAGCTTGCATTTGAGCAGCTGGAACCATATCGCCACTAATAATAAATTCGGCATCTTCCATTGGAACGCCTTCTTCTTTTAATGTAAACATAAAGCCTAGTTGAGACATGGTTTGCATTACTTGCGACCTTTGCTGAATAAAACTAATCTTAGTAGCTTCAGCTTTCTCTTCAGGGTTTGGTAGTTCTAATGTCCAATCAGTTACGCCGAATGCGTCCAATAAAGCAGGAATAACTTTTTGATGTATTAATCGTTGATCTGATTCAACAACACGACTCATAACAACTAATTGTTGAGTCTGTGTCGATAAGCCCCCAAATGCTTCAGGTGCGCCTTGCCATGCAGGAGTTACACCCCACATAGCTGCGATACGTTCTCGTATTTCTTCTCTTACAGGAAGATAATCCATTTCTTGTAGTGTATGGAAAAGTCGTACAAGGTCTACTCGACCTCTTTGACTTCTAGCTGAAACAGCTACCATTGGAATAAAGTTAGGGTCTATACGAGTTTGGGCTGCTATATGCTCTCTTTCTCTACGTAGACTCTCAGGATCATCAGTTGTTACCATAATCATGGAAGCGGGCATTTTCCTTTCAAAGAAATAACGGTATAGATTTTTATCCATACCAATAAGAGTTAATCCTTTTTCAAAAACCGTAAGGATCGGACTCCAACCATAAGTTTCCGAAGGAGAGAATTTAGATACATGTATAACTTCGTGTTCCAACATATACATGTGTTGATTTCTATGATAGTACTTATACATGACTGCTTGCATCTCTCTCTTACAACCACCTTCTTCGCATGTTCCCGGCCCTTCTGAGAGTTCTTCTCTATGGATTGGGCATATAAAATGTGCGTTTTTAGGTAAGCCAGCCGTGTCAAGGTCGAATTCGACCAAAGCTGGATTGAGTCGTCTGATCTCTTTAACTTTGGATCGGAGGACATCTCCATCACTATAATACTCCTTAGCTAAATATAAAAACGCATCGTCTATCGAGTTTAAATCAAAATGGAATTGTCTCATAACTTCTTCAAAACTTTGAGAGAAGATATTACAATTCTTCAGAAATTTTTCAAGTGCCTCTTTTGTTTCAGTTTCAGGATTATCTGTTAAAGCTTTCCATTCTAAGCCTCTCCTAAAAACCTCATTTGTAATATGGTTTAAAGGTGATCGTATTTCCTGTACTGACATAACAATAGT